TCTTGATAAAATTTTAACATGGATTTTTCAATATATTCAAGTTACAGATGTAAGCAAATGTCACATTTATTAATTTAGGATATTCAAACAATATTTAAACGATATTCAAACAATAGTAGTTGTTTTTAACAAAATTAGCGATATATCATTTGAATGTCGTTAGGACTATATTTGAATATAATTTGTTGGAGTGGTTTTTTAGATGGTTTTTATAACAAGCAAAAAAAGCCTAGATTATTTTGATCTAGGCTTGAATTTTATGTATTTATTATTTACATGTATATCACGATACCCATTGTTGATAATGCTGTGCGATAACCCCGCATACATAAGAACATACTCTACCCGTGTATTCAGCTTATTTCCTTGAATATCTTCTGCGCCTATTTTCAAGTAAACTTTATTCATAAGCATAAACACCCATTTGATTTTGAAGTTCTTCGGATAGTTCGTAATATTTTTTATACTGTCCCTGATAATAATCTCTATCGCCTTGAGTATCTTGTAATTCTTGTTTTGTTAATTCTAGCTTAATTTTTAGATTACTGGAAGCTTGTTTTTTTTGTACTAGAGCAATTCCTAGTAATAATGATAGCAGCACTAAAATGGCAAAAATTGATGTTTCTAAGCGTTTCATAATTTTATACCTTTTTTAGATAATCGCCACTTACCCATCCGCTAGGAATACGAGCAAATCCGTTTTTCCATTCTTTTACGGTAACACGAGTCCCCTTATTTAGACATCCGTCTTTATCATAATCATGTTTTTTTGCATCAACTGTTAATTCATTATATGTTTTTCTTCTATAATTTTCTCCAGGACCAGTCCGAACACTTAAATCACTGGCAATAACTTCATAAGTCCCTAAATTTTGTGCTACACTATCTTGAATTTTAGTGCAATATTGCAAAGACACCCATCCTTCGCCAGTAAATCCCCAACCATTTTCCTCTTTAGAGATAGTTAATTCTGTACCATTGGCATAAGCCTTAACCTTTGCACCGTTTGGAGTATTACGACAGTTTACACCGCTTGGCGTATTTACTCTAACCTTATAATTAACTTCACTAGGTTTAGGTGTGAATTGTGAATTTGATTCACTATATTTAGGTACACCATAACCTCGAATAGATGTATTACCAACTGCAATAGTTCTACGAGCTACTGCATCCGATTTATTACCTTCAATTGCAGTAATTTGATTGCCGGATACACTTTCGACAATTCCGACGTGTTCTGGCCAACCGTCTTTTTTATCCCAGTCATAAAAAATAATATCACCTGGATCAGGTGTAACATTGCCATCTTCTTGCCAACAACCAATATTTTTAAACAGTTCGATCATTTTTCCGCATGATGCTTCAGTTGGAATAATATCCGTACAATTACATTTAATAGCTAATGCACTAATAAAAGTAGCACACCAACTGTCTGTATATTTTACTTTGTAACCTCTTGCTAATGGTTTGTGACCATTATAAACATCAATAATCTCTTTATGACTTCCATTTGATTCCTTTTTTCCAATCCAAGCCCGTGCTTGATTTAATAATTCATTTACTGTTGCCATCTTATTTTCCTCCTTAATTTCTATTTTCTAAATTGTTGATACGCAATTCATGTATATCAATTATTTTTTCGTTTCTGCGTTGCTGTTCTACGATAACGTCAAGCCGTTCACTATGTGCATCTAACCGCTTGTCTTGTCGGTTGTTATCTTCGATTATCCTTTCAAGCAGTGTGTTCATACGTGTTATATTCGAATTTAGCTTAAGCATAGGGGTAACAAAGCTAAAAATTGCTACCCCTCCTGCAATAACAGAGCCTATCATTTCCGCTTCGTTCATAACGCTAATCCTTTTTAGGCTCAGTGTAGTTTAGTGCACGTTCACTGTCTGCTACTCCGCTTGTAGTAGGGTCGTTGATTGCGTTCCATACAGATACAATCACCAAAGATAGTACATAAGGGTTAGAAACAGCATTTAAAAGCAGTTTTCCTAACGCTCCCCATGTTGTTAGGTCTTGTGCGGTAAGCCCCGCATAAGCTAAAATAGGCGTTAAAACAGCTAATACAATTTGTGCAATAAACACGGGATTTTTTAATCTGATTTTTAAATTAATTTTGTTCATAAAATTACCTCACTTTATTAATATTAAAAAGGCCTTTCGGCCTTTAAGTTTTTATGCAATTCTTTTCCACATATAGCAAGTTATATATGGCTGTAAGTTGTTATGCGGTTGGTTTCCACCTGTATTTTTTATAACATCGGTTTGTGTTCCTGCAATCATATAATAACCATATGACCCACTCAAATTAGATGTAGTAGTAAATTGTTGTCCGAAATCATGTTTATGGCTCGGCATTTCATCGACAGTTAATGTATGTTCTTTTTCTCCTCCCGTTTTTTCTACAGTGTTGAAATCACTATCGCTTGTGTCGACACCAACTGGTACTTGACCTTTTCCCCACGCTACCCATGTTCCACCGTAAATTGTACTTGGGTTTTCATCGGAAGTGCTAAAAATAATATCACCTACACGATGCATAAGCAAGAATAATTGCTTAGTTAAATCTGTTACCGATGTAAAAGCTCCCATAAGCTTTGTAACATCATCGTTTAACTGCGTGGTTTCGGTTTGTAATTGCGATATATCTTCTTTAATAACGGTTAAATCATTTTGGTTAGCTCCTGCGATTTTGATATGCCATTCTACAAAGCTAGGTTGTAATTCAGTTTCAACCCACGCATCAGTATAAGGATACCAACTCGGTAGAGTAGGCAACGTGATTTGTTCTGTAGTTGGCGTAGCGAGTTCATACCATACGGTAATAGGATTTGATTGTAGCCAAGTTTTTAGGTCTGCTACCGTGTTGGTTAGCCCGGCTTGCTCCATATAGTACCCAACGTTAATAAATATATTCTTTTCGTTATGAGCAAGATTGAAACCAACACTAGCTAAATCAGCACCTTTGTTTACAATATTGAATGGTTCGTGCATTAAAGAGTTGCATAAACCATCTGCTTTACCGTGTGACATAATAAGATAATACAACCAATTATTAGGATCGTTCACATTGTTTCTATTCCATGCTTCTGAACCATCAAAAGTTATTTCTCCAACTCGTCTCGTAACAACGCCATTTTCTATCGTGTCCTTAACGCCGTTTGGTAACTCACGTAACGGTTGGTTTAGTTCTACGGTTGTGGTTTCGAAGCCCGTGAACGGTTCGTATGAAGTTTCTACGCTACCAAGTTCCAATTGCAAAGTAGCCTCATCTACTTTATAATCACCATTTATACAATAACTAAATCTAAAATATGATGCCTCATCAGGTATGATAATTGTAGTCGCCGCATCAGTGCTGGTCGCCCAATTATCATTTAATACTTCTTTTGATGAATTATAAAATTTTGATCTAACTGTTCCTCTTTTTGAAATACAGTAAGTTTTTCCACCTATTACTGGTATAAAATCACTTGTCTTATATGATGCAGTAGTTGCTAATGTGCCATCAGCATTTAGATAACAACTTTCGGTTGATTTAGTATAATCAAACAAATTCTTTCCGCTCGTCATAAAGTCAATATCATATTTTTGCGTATCCTCGTTGTAATCACCCACAAAATTAGGATCTTGAGGATATTCGGGGTTAGGACTAGCAATACCGCCCGTGTAGGGTTCAAAAGTTCCGTCACCGTCTTGGTAGAGCATTGGTTTTATAGTTCCTGTTTGAATTGCACCACTTTCACCAAAAATATAAATTTGCAAAACACAATTTATGTCGTCTAGCATTTCTTGCGTTATAGTAGCTTTGCTTATATCCTTATTTAATACAAACCATGTACTTGTGCCACCAGATTTTACTAATTGTACTAATACAAAAGGTTTTGTAGAGTTACCATTTACTAAATTAATATCTCCAACTTTTAATAATTTTAAAGTTTCTTCGTGACTATATTGATATACAAGAGAGAAAGTTTCCGTTAAATTCCCACTACCACTAATTGTAAATGAACCGTCTCCATTATTAGTAACTGTAGCACCGCCTTGAGATTTAGTAGGTAGTTTACTTGCGTCGAATAATTGAAACCCGTTTGTAGTTTCTTGGGAATATGCTCCGTCTATTTCTGCAACGTCAATCCCGTTATTACTTGCAGAACCATCATAACTAATACCTTTATAAGTATAATAGCCAGCATTTACCATTGCTTTAGATGCTAATCCGTCGCCTAAATCAACAGTTTCCCCGAATGTTCCATCACCTTTTTTAAATCTTATTTGTACGGGGTCTTCTTGTACGATTTCATAATCTCCCATGTTTCCAATCGCATTATCAATCTGCGTTTGCTGAGATGTTATTTTTTCTTGTTGTGTTTGTGCTGTAGAGATAAGTTCTTCAAGCTGTGCTTTTATTGGATCGAGATTTTCAGCAGACCAGTTATTAAACAGTGTTTCAACAAATGCCTTAACAACCTGTTGCCATTCGCCCTCATCTGGCGGTAATGGACTTAATCCACCAACACTTGCTTGTATACGGTAAATAACGGGCTTTAGAGATACGTTCTCGTCATTGTTGGTTAATGTTACCCCAACCGCTAAAAAGCCGTTACGATACATTATTTCATTAGATATAGCGAACACACCATCACCGTCTACAACAACCGCACCACCAGCATTAATAACGTCGCTGCACTCTATCATCGCACTGTCATATACACCAATATAAATAGTCGGTATATATCCGCTAAAACGTTCATTGTCTTGAATAAATTTAAACTGTATATTATTGCTATACTGTGCTGGGATTTCGGTAGTATCAGCGGCTAAATTAAGATTGTTTTGTGTTATTGTACTAAATATCATTTTGTTCCCCTTTCTAACGCTTTTATACGGTTGTTTTGTTCCTGCACGCATTTAATCAGTGCATTCATAATATTTTGGTAATCTACACCATAATACCCGTCTTTTCCTTTGTGTAGAAAATATTTAGAATAGCTTTTGTTCGTATAATCATTTGCAAGTATACCAATTCTGTTTTTATCACCGTTTAAGTAATCAAATTGTTTTACTTCTAAATCATATACAAAAGAACAATCTATATCTTTTATATTTTTCTTTAATCGTTTGTCTGATTGATTTATTATACTGTGTCCGCGCATATTTAACGTTTTATAGCATGACACTTCGCCATTATCCATAACTAAATAGCCATCAAGCGCAGTATTTGTGTTATCTGTACTTATACCGAGAGATAAATTGTGTCCATATGCGCCCTGCAGCACCGTTCCATCTGCTCCACTTGACAATTGTCCTACGTATGTCCCTTTATTAGCGTAAGAGTATACAGCCAATCCACCATTATACATTTTCATGCCGATATAATCCGTATCAGGATGATATGTCGCAATGCTTGGTTCGCTTGAATCTAGAATAATTCCGACCGTACTTCCGCTTGACAAAGATGTACTGTCCATTGTCCAACCGCCAAGCATACCTAAATCTGCAATTATTTGTATTCCTTGTAGAATACCAGCGGTAATATAATTAGCATTAAATACGCCGTCTAATGTCCATGCCGTTTCAAAAGGACCATTAATCCCATTCTTAGAAAACCCAATCCCGTTTTGATTTATTCTTAATACTTTTTTTGCTAGTTCTTTATCGGGATTGTCTAGAAAAAAGATTTCACTCGGTAAACCGCTGTCATTAAATCCATACTGCATATTCCCGCCCGAACCGCCCGTAATTAAATTGGTCTGTTCTTTCACAATAGCCATAAATCTGTCAGTCTGTATTGTTTCCAACTGTCCTAATTGTCGGTCAGTGCTTGAAACTTGATCAGTGTTTCGTTTTATGACAGTGTCTAAAGTTATTTCGCTATCTTGCGGTTGCAAATATTTAGTTTCTTTTTTCTTAATTGTAAAATTTTCGTCTAATTTATGCGGTACGGATATGACTGGAACACTCATTCCCAAATCCAATGTATCAATCGATACGTCTAGCATCGATAAATCAGTGGCATTTACTTCTATGCTCCACGAAGCTTTTATATTTTCCTGTAAAAATGCTTCTCCCTTTGTTTTTAGGTTTTCGGGTAATGTAACATCTTCCCACTCGTTCTTACCGTATATATAGCCAAATAGGCTTACGGCAGTTTCATTTACTAAATAATCTTTACCGTCATTCACGCTTTCAATCGTTAGCGGTAACCCCGTTTCTTCATTTTTAACACCTAAAGGTATTAGCGCGGTTATTACATTTTCCGCAGATATACGCTGTGACAAATCTAATATATTTTTTTGAAATTCTATAGTTTGATTTGATGTTGTTCCATACTCTTCCAAGTAATCAAGATATCTTACGTTGTTTTCTTTTCTAACCCTTAAATATCCGCCTAAACGGTTAACTAATTTTTCTTGCATTACTGTTAATGTATTTGAATAATCATTGTCTATACGATATACATTGTCAGTTGTATTGGTAACATTAACAATTCCAAGTGTAAATCGCTTTTGTTCTTCAACTTGTGCGTTATGCTGATTTAAAAGACCTTGAAGATAATCGCGGATAGTTGTATCCTGCGTTGTATTAGGTCTTACTATACTGTCAAGGAAATAAGCTAAAGAACCCTCGCAAGTAAATGTTCTATTGCCCAAAATATCATCATCGGTATACAGCACCCGCCCCTCAAACACAAGGGCATCATTTCTATATAATTCGATTACAGACGTCATTTTTTGCGGTTTATCATAATTAGGATTAAAAGGCGGGAGAGCAAACACCAATGTATTAGTTGTATTAACTTGTTCAGTTAAATCGATTGACATAGCTTTATACATATTTGTCGTACTGTCAAACAATATATCGGCATCGCACATTAATTTTAATTTCAAAGTTTGCTCGCCCCCTCCATGTTCGTTTTTAACGGATCACAAATTATCGATAATGTAACGGTAGCAAAATTCCAATTATCATGATCATCCGTGCCAATAGAAATTCTCCCATTGTAATACCACTCACTATCGCTTGCGAAACTGAACGCACCTCTTTGACCGTGCATGAGTTCAAGAACTTTTTGCATTATTTTTTGCCAGCACGGTGTCGATTTCATTAGTTTGCAATTTATAGTTATTGTGCGTTGGCTATATGTAGGACTTCCAAAATATTCTGTATAGTCATAAACAACATTAGAATACGGTATCTCTTGAAAAAAGCTCTTAACCTCGGGGGTACCAATAAAATATGATTCAACACACAAATGATAATCGCTTAACAAAAAATCATCATTATTGACTTTAAATCTTACATCTTCTCTCATATTCCGTACCTCCCTTTGCGTGAAGTTATAATTCCCATGTTTTGATCGACTGAGCCCGTTATACTATAGCCTACGACTTTGCCGTCTAGATAAATCGGTATAGTAACACCCGCCGTTGCTTCGGCTAGTTTTCCATAATCAAGACCCATTTCATTGTTTGTAATAAGATTGGCGCTTAACATACTCTCTATACCTTGTATTCCGCCGTATGAGCGTACTTTTTGTGCTTCGGGTGCTGTAAGTACCATTTCGCCTTTATCCAAATACGCAGGGAAAAAATCACTTGGTACATAATCCATACCAACTTTTAATCTTGGTATCTTTCCAATGTTAAAACCTTTTCCGCCTACAACTGGAACCCAATCGGGAATTTTTATTTTATTTAAACCGCTTATAAACGTATTGATTCCGTCTATTATCCAGTTTATCGGGCTTTTGAATATGTTAGCAAAGCCACTTACTATGTTAGAGAATATTTGTTTTATCCCCTCCCATGCTTGACGCCAATTTCCCGAAAACACACCGCTTATAAAGCTCACAATACCGCTTAATATTCCTTTAATGTTATTAATCACGCTTGAAACTGTGTTTGCAATACTCCCAAATATTCCCGTAAACAATGGTGTGAGCGCTTGAATAGTCGGTGTTAATATTGCACTAATAAAAGTAATAATAGGTTGTATAAAAGCTACTATATCGGTTATAGTTTCGGACACTATTTTAGCAATTATCCCAAACACGTCTTGAAACAAGACAGTTAATGACTGTACAATTGGAGTTAAAGCATTTGTAATAGTATCAATCAATGGTGTTAAACTTTGAATAATACCCAAAATTGGAGTTATTACAGCGTTAAGAACCTCTATTAACGGCGGTAAAAGTGATTGTAGTATAGGTAACACAGTTTGAACCAAAGCCGTCAAAATCGGAATAAGCGCTTCCCCTAATGGAAGTATTAACAACTCTATTTGTCGAGTTAAACCTTCAAACATAGAACCTAAATCATCATATTTAACCTTTTTAATCATTTCCATGGCATCCGCTGTTCCATAAGCGCCATCTTCAATGTTTGATAATGCCCCAACAACTGTCGGTCCTAAATCTTCCCACATAGTACCAAATAGTTCTACACCTATTGTATTTTGCTTAACTGGATCATCCAACGCAATCAACCCCGTCATAACTTGGTCAAATGCTTCTCTTGCTTCGTCACCACCACTTGCAAACTTCTTTGACATATCATCAACGTCTAATCCCAACTGTTTGTAAGCATCTTGTGTTGTGTTTGAATAATCTATAACCCTTATAGCATTTTCTTTAATAGCATCACCTATTTTGTCAAGATTAAATGCGCCATTTTCTGCGCCAGCAGAAAATATTTTGAACATTTCATCAGCCGTAAAGCCCATTTTTGCAAATTGGACAGAATATTCACTAATACTATCCAACAATTCGCCACTAAAATCCAATCCGTTTTGCGCTCCGTTGGCAATTAAATTCATAGCATCTAAACCGTCAATGCCAAAATTATTAATCATGGCATTAGCTGCTCTAACTGATTCTTGAATGTCATAACCGAATGTATCTCGTAAAGCAAAGGCGCTCTCAGTAAATTCTTGTAGAGCAGTAGGATCCCAATTATCAACTACAGGTCCAATCTGTGTTCTAATTTCTTTCATAGCTTCGGCTATGTCATCGAAACTTTCACCGTAGTTGTTAGCATAAACATTTTTTAAAATGTTTTCATAATCTTTTAATTTTTCATTAGCTACTCCCGTGCTTGCAACAAATTGATTCATCGCTTTATCAAAATCAACTGCCCCCGACACTGCTTTAGCACTTAAACCAGCTAAACCGCCAATAATCCCCGCTTTTGTTAAATTTGAAAATGACAATCCAATTTCATCGGCTGCATTTACAAAAACCTCTTTTAGCGTTCCAGCTGTACCACTACTGTCATCGGTTATAGATTTATTGGTATTTTTATTTTCTTTTACTACTTCATTAGATTGTTTTTTAAACTCTTTTGACGTTTCTTTATAATCTTTCTTTTGTTTATCCGAAGTTTCTTGACTGCTTTCTTTAATTTTTGAGTTAACCGCATTAAGTTGCTTGTCAACTTCTTTATCATCAACCTCAACTTTATAAACTACATCACCATCTGCCATATCATCACTCCTTTTCGGCCATATTTGATAAAGCACTAAATAAATCGCCAAGTGATTGTTGTATTTCTTTTTCTTGTTCCTCTTGACTTAGTTCCAATTTATACTCTGCTTTTTGCTTTAAAAGTTCGTTTATATACTCGCCATTTGTTTTGTCTCTTCTAGGAATAGGTCGAGTACGAATGTCGATTATCTGCATTATCCGAGTATCCCTTGACAGTCCTTGAAACAATGCGTTAAATTCCCACCAATGCAATTTATTTTTGTATTCAAAAAGGTTTATGCCGTAACATTGCATAAACCCCGCATATATATATTTTGAATCTTGTGTGAAATCAAAAGATTTTTTACTTTTTTGATTTTTTTTATTGCTTTCAAAAAGCATTTTAAAAATCATGTTTAATATTCTAGTCTTATCTAAAAAAGAAATTGTCATAAATTTATTTTTTACAAGCACCTTATAACAAATATGAATTTTTTCTTCATCGCTATAAAGATTATTTTTAAATACTTCCAAACAGTATAAAACCCTATTAAAATAAGGCAAAATTCTATAGTTGTGCCCATTATATTTTATTGTTATCGGCAATTCATCATATAATTTCATAGCTTTTTAATATTTTCTTTTATTTCTTTTTCTCGTTGTTTTTTTGCCTTAATAAATGCTGGATTGACTTTATTTACAATAAAAGGCCACAAATCAATTAATAATTCTGCATAATCACCATCATAGAATGTTATCATTTTTTTGCCGTTGTCCTCTCCAAATACAACCTCGATTACATCAATGATTGCGTTACCTAGTTTACGCATATCCTTAGAGCCTTTTTGTATCTCAATCTGTGAAATTTCAACCGCTCTATACGCTTTTTGATACGAATTAATTTTTTCCAAAAGATTAATTTTTACTTCTATTGTTAGTTTTTCTCCTTTAGAGTTTTCAAATTGCAAAGTATCAATTAAATTTTCTTTCCTTTTGATTTTATACATGATTCATCCTCCTAATATATATAAAAAGTAGGGGTTATCCCCCTACTGGCGTACTTTTTAACGTTGGTGTTCCATTAAATGCCAAATCGAAGCTGATTTGTGACGGGTCTGTAGCATTTCCGTTAATCTCTACAATGTTTTGAATTGTTACATTACATGTAATTGTTTGCGTATTTGCTCCCGTAGCATCTAATTGCGAAATTTGTAATTGTGTTTCTCTTTTTTTCATTAAAGCGTATTTAACACCAAAGATATACTCTTGTGCTGCATCACCTTTAACTCTGCGCCCAGTAATTGTCAATGATGGTGCCATTCCTGTAACATAGTTATTCGCAAATCCTTTACCGCACATAAAAAAGAACTGTTGTACTTGTTCATTCAATGATTCGCTAAAGTTTTCGATACCTGCACATAATGGTGACCATGTCGCTGTTGTATCGGGTGTAGTGTCAATCGCAACCGTATAATTATAAACTGGTTCTACTTGTACCTGTGCTTTGAAATCTCCGTCAGCCATTTTATTTCCTCCTATTTAATATAATATTTAATTAAAAGGCTTGATCCGTAAATCCATTGACCGTTTTCCTCTACCCCTATCAGTTCTGGGCTTGAGGATGTTTGTATATCAATGATTTGCGTATGTTCGCCTAATTCAATTTGATCGCTTTTTAATTTGCTTAAAAAGTAGTGCAGTTGGTTTAGTGTACTGCATATTTCCTCTTGATCTTTATTTTTTCCGTTAAGCCTTACGTTCATATGATTATAACTGTCTTTGCACATATATATTTCTTGCGGATTTGACCGCCATAGAAGCGCCAAACTATTATCGGGTATATTTGTACCAAAAACTAAGCTTCCTTGATACTGTGCCTTAATAAGAGCCGTTAGAATGTTTATAATCTCGATGTCCATTATTTCATCCCTTCTTTAAATGCTTGTTGAGCAACTTTCTGCCAGTCCTTGTTATGGTCTGTTTTAGCTGCATCACACCACTCATAAGTGGCTTTAGCACTTTTATCTTTAGAAAAATTATAGTCTATGCCATTCCATAATTTTTTAGCATATGGCTGGGTATATGTAATTGTTCCGTTTTTAGAATCAATTCGCGCCGTTTCTATAAGTTTTCCTTTATCACGAGGGGTATATTCTTCACTGTCCTGATAAACTTGTTCTGTCAACACCGCTCTAGCATTATCGGCACCGCTCGTAATTCTTTTTAGAACTCTTCGTTTATTTAATGTAACTTTAACGCTCACTAAACTAACCCAAGTTCATAATGGTGCGGTTTGCCAGTATCATCGGGTACTAAATCGCAAGTTTGAACAGTATATGTCTGTTCTTGATAAATAATACTCATTCTAGCACCGCTTCCAAGTGATTGGTTATTTAGTACCCATAAGTTCAAATTCGGCTTAGACAACCTACAATCGTAATATAATATTGAGCGAAGAACGACCTCAGTGTTATCTGTTGTTCTTCGTACTTCGTTTGTGTTTTGCATATGTACAAATTTTAAATCATAAGACTGCATAACGGGCTTTTGCCATTCGTTTATACTGGTAATTACTTTTAATGTGGCTATATCGGCCAGAATACGTTTAGGGATGGGTCTGAGAATACTCCAACACTCCTATTTAACAGCCCAGTTTGTTCAAGCAGACTTACCGCTTCGGGGCTTAATGAATTGTAATTTCTTCCTGCGCTTTCTTTCGACTGATAAGTGCTGTCCACGCTTACTTTGCCAACCGTAAAGCCTTGCCCTGCCACACCAGTATAGGCTACTTCTAAACCGTAATAGCCATAGTACGCACATTGAGCCATGCACGCACGTTTAAACAATTCTTGAATAAAAGGCGCTAAAGAGTTTAAACTCTCTTCAGCGACCTTAAAACGGGTTATTTCATCAATTTTAGAACATGCTGGATTAACGAGACTGTTGAACGTTTCTTCATCCATCAAATCACTGCCGTAAAATTGTGTAAAATCAGCATATTTTATATATGCCATACAATCACCCCTTATCCGCCGTTTTTAACGATCGTAGCATTACCACTTGCAACCGCGAAAGCTCCATTCGCTTTAGTTGTATTAACTAATGCAACAGTGATATTCGTTTCTGATCCTGCGACTGTTACTACGCCATCATCTGGTAAATCAGTCCATCCGCTAGATAAATCTTGTCCGTATGTAGGTGTTGAAGCGCTAGAAGCTACTTTATACACTAATTTTTGTCCAAGAATCGGTTTAGCAGTAACTGCTACATTTGTTTGATTAGTTTCAGCTCCAGCAGTTGACGTAACTTCAAATGTTCCAAGAGTTGGTGTAGTGATATTTGCTAAGATACCTACTCTACGTTTATCTAATGCAAATACATCGTAGTAGTATCTTTCATAATATAGCCATTTCCCTTTAGATTGTGCAGTTGGTGCGCTCATCATAGCTACTTCATAGACTACTGGAGCAATCATTGCCATAGGGTCTACTAACAACATATTAATAGTTTTTGCGCCAGATTCAACTTTCCATCCTACTGTAAAGTCAAACGCTGTTTGCATAATATCTTTTGGTACTTCTCGAATTAATACTCCGTCTAATTTCCCGACATTTCGGTCTACATTTCTAATTCCAGTACCTGCATCGATAAAACGTGTAATTCCCGCTGCTTCTTTTAAAAGTTTATACGCATCTGGTGTCATATACGCTACCAATCTATCACGGTTGATACGTTGGTTAACCATATACGCTAAATATCCATCCCATGTTTCTAAAATAGTATCTTTATCTAACACAGTTGTATCTACTGTACCGAAAGATTGTGCATATGATGACAATTTAGAAGCCATGTATGCATCCATTTCTGGCACTTTTTGGAATTGGTTAAATGTTTCTGTTACATTGGCAATAGTAGCCACTTGATTTGTTTCCTTGATGTCCATTGGATCAACTAATGTATCCCATTCTCTGTCCATCATCATTGTAACGGGTTGCATTTCAGTATTGAAATTACGATTAAATTTACCGTCGATACTGTCACGGTTAACTGCTTTAGCCCCCGAAACTGTCATCGATGGGATCATTACTGTTTTCCCGTTTACTGGTTTATATTTTTCATTGTTTGGCCCTGCCCATAACTCTGGAAAATATGATAAATAAGGATAAGCGTTGGCTAGTGTTCTAGCGTAGTCAACTGCATAATTTAAAGGTGTTTGCACAAAATCTGCCATATATTAATTCCTCCTACTTTTCTTTTGGCATAAAACTCCAAAAATCCCCAAACGTTTGTGCTTCTTTGCCACTTGGCATAGTGCCTTTTGGCTGTGCTCCAAATTGAGGTTTTGGCTCTTCTTGTTGTTCGACATTGAACATATCGGCATATTCCTCTTTAAAAGCCGTAAGCTGTTCATCAATGTCTTTTTCTTTGTCTAATCTTTCCAAGAGCATTTCCGCGTACTTGTCGCTTTTAACTCCTTTATCCGTTAATGTTCGGATAGTGTCTTTCTTTTCGTACTCTTGTACTCTTCCTAATAAATCTTTGTAATCTTGACTTTCTTTGTAGTCTTTAGGTGTGTTTTTCATAGCTTCATTGACCGCTTCTTGCTTAAGTTCTTCCAAATCTTCTTTAGAAACCATGTCAGCAGTGCTAGCTCCATACATAGACATAATGCTTTCTAATAATTCATTGGCTTTATCTTCACTTACTCCAGCCTTAACAATTTCACTACGTACACTTTTTCTTGTTAGTTTTGGCATTATTCTTCCTCCTGCGTTTAAACTAATAAATAACGTGTGCCTACATTTAACGGATGCAGACGTAACCGAAAGCCTACATTTAACGCCGATAGACGAGGGCAAAATAAAAGGACGTATAAAACGTCCTAAAATATAAAAAGCACTCTTAGATGCTAATTATTTAATCATCATCAATATCAACTGTCGCTGTGTTCTTCATACCGCCTAGATATTGACCCATTTTGTAATCTGCTTCTTTACGCAAATAATAAATATATTCATCAATCTTGTTTTGAACATCAACGGGTAAACCGTCTTTAGCAGTTGTCATTTTTTCAACAATATTAATGAAATTATCTTTTACAAGAATAATTGTATCTTCACATTCTCTGTTCTCAACGCCAAGTAAATCGTTTGTGTAAGCTAAAACCGCGTCTTTAATAGACGGTTCAGCAAACCCTAACGGAATACCTCGTTCAATTAAATCATCCGTCATTTCACCGATTTCGTTGTACCATTCACCCAATAATGGGTGTATAACAAAAAAACTCTTGCCTACTAAATTATGATGCAGAGTTCCTAAATTTTGATATACGATTTTTAAATATGATGTTAAATCTTGATATGGATTCATTATTTAGCTCCTTTTCTTCTTGTAGATGGCTTCTTAGGTTCTTTTACTTCTTTTTGTTGTAAAAAATCATGGTATTCTTGCACTCCCAATTTTAAACCGCATTTAAGGCATGTTACTCCATCTTTATAGCCCATAAATTCATGTTTGCAATCCATTGTTTACCCTCCTGTTTTTTTATCATTATTTAACGATTTGTTCGCGATCATATCGTCGTGTTCGACCTGTTTCATTTATAAACTGTCTCATTTTAGCTTGTCTTTGACTTGTTACAGTTTTTTGCTTATCAGCTTCATCTCTTAAGCCCGCTTTTCTATACATTTCCTCTTGCGTCTTTGATGCGCGGATTTCGCGTTCAATAGCACGCTGCCGTTGGCTTTCTTCATATATACGTTTATTTTCTCTTTCCTGCTCCTTTGATAAAGGCTTAACGTTATTAATCGATTGTTTAGGTATAAACGGATACAGTTGATGCCCGCAGTTAATACCAAGCAATCCATCTGCCTGCCCGTAACTTGTACTTGACAAAGCTATAAAACTTACTTTTTTTCCGTTCGCATCGGTTGTTGTTCCTTTTCTGTTGTTTTTTGAAACTATCTTCCCTTGCCACGGAGCGCATTTGGGTCTTGCACCGCTATGCTTAGATACAATAAATAAATCGTTTCCATAATCTTCATTTCTTTTTACAACCGTATCTATACTCAAGTTGTGAACATTTGTTCGCACATACATATTCGCATAGGCTTCGGCCGTCCATTTTCTTCCTGCTTTATCTATAAATGCTGGTATATTTTCTTTAGCTATTTGCCTTATTGCACTTGCAACAGCATTTTGCATTGTTTCTCTATGCATTATCTTTTCTGTGGCTTCGTCTAATATCTCATTTCTTCTTGTGTTATATGCAGAAACAACATTATTTACTGCTTTATTAAATGATTGCAATATCATACTTTGCATGGTATTACCCATTGTATTAAATGTTATTAAGAAATCTTCTTTCATATTTTTCTTAAGTTCATTGATGCTTAAGCTAGCTGTATAAGCGGTTGTTTTCTTTAACAGACCGTTTTTAGATGCTTCTTGTAATTTTGGTTCTATATCTTCCAAAGTTTTATCTATAACGGTATTTAACGTGTTATTAGTAGTGCTTAGATATCCGCCACTGCTTATAATACTTTGCGTATGTTTTAACAATAAATTAATTTCTTGGATCCTTTTTTGTTGCCAAACCTCAATCGGCTCGTCAATATCTTTACCAATGTACTCAGCCATCATTATTAGAATCTGATTAGTTATACCGCTATACATTTCCTCAAACGGTTCACTTATTTCTAATATTTGTTGGCGCGTTATCATTGCCACTATTCTTCACCGCCAAGAGCGAAATCATCAACCGCAATTGTATTTATTTGATTTTCTTTTTTTATTTTTTCTATTTCTTTAAGTGCTTCTTCTCCCGTCATCCCTAGCACCTTTTCCATATAAGTTAATTTAGACATTAAACCGTTATTTACTAATACAATTCCCTCATTAATGTTTGTTTGTCGGTCTTGTAAGATTGAATCATCAAAAATTACTTTAATCTCTAAATCATCATTAGCCATATTTCCAACACGTTGCCCTTTATACTCAATGTCGTATAAATCCGCAACATTAACTATTCCTTTAATCATTTTTTCAATTGCTTCTTTTATTTGTAATTGATGTGATTTTATAGTTTTATATGTTTTGGAATTCTCTGAGATTACCTCAGTAGCGGTTTTTAGCCCTTGTGATTTATCAAATGTAAACGTTCCTGCACTAAATCCCAGTTGTAAACATAAGGTGCTTAAAAAAGCATTAATTGCGCTTATGTGTTCTTCTACTCTTAACTCAACAGAATTATCATGTATTTTTAATTGTTCTTGATCTTCTGTTGCTAATGCTTCGTACACTTCATCATTTGCATCGAAGTATCTTTTTCTTTCGCCAGTTTCAGGGTCAACCACCATTCTAATAGCACTCGCTGGGACAATTATTCTCTTTTTCCCTAATACAAACTCGCGTACGAAACTGTCATAGCAAACATCTAACGCGTGTAATGTTGCTAATGCATTAGCATAAACACTTACTCCTAATGGGCTGTTATCGTCAATGTTGTTCGCAATAGCTGTTCTATAATAGTAAAATAGACTATCCTCTACATGTTCAATCGAAGTTGATTCATTCAAAAATGGATATATTGTTTGCAGTGGATATCTAAAACCTAAAATATCCTGCGGTTCAACTTCACCGCTAGCATTTTTAATATTTTTAATTTCACTTCTAAATAATTCATTTTCAACTACATATGTAGTTCCATTCCATTTATGCCACTCTAACCGTGTGTAATAATACCCGTTCTTTGCTTCTCGGCTTATAAATACTCCCTCTGTAACTTTGGCGTTTGTCCATGCAGTTGGCACGAACTGATCTGCCATAGCATAGCCAATTTCAATATGCTCGCTTCCTAGTACTGGTTTACCGTCTAAATGGTCTGCTTCCGCCCAAACTTTTAGTGCTCCGCCCCCAAGTGCTAAAGACTGTTCGATATGTTCCTGCATCTTTGTAAAAAAGGCATTATCTTTTAAAACTTCTTGGATATAATCGTCTAGAGGATCTGTTTCATTTTCTCCGAGTTCTTTTCCCGAAGAAACATGTACTTCGCATTGCTCGCTCCATATTAATCCAGCCAGTTCCGCACATACTGCTTTAGCAATTCCCATTGTTTCTATATTTCTTTTTCGCATAGGGTCTTTTAACGTAGGTGACAACACTCGATGCCACGGTCTATAAAAGCCTTTATAAATATACTTCCATGGAAAGATACCAAAATAATAAAACTGGTTAAACGCAGGAACACCTCCCAATTCAAAAATATTTTTAAATTCTTTTCCCGTTCCACTGTCTGCCATAAATTTCGTAGCCACCTCTTTTACTTTCTTTTTTATCTTTTTAAACATCTGCACGCCTCCTACCATATATCGATAATTTGGTTCATATACGGCTCTACCGCATATTCTTGCGCATCCAAACTATCTATGTTATATGTTCCATCATCCAGCCTAACATCCTTTGTAACGTATTTAGAATCCCATACAGCAGTTTGAAATGCTTCTAGGGTGTATTTACATTCGCGCATAATTTTATGCTTGCCTATGCCGTGTAAACGACAAAAAAAACGTATTCTATCATTTATTTTCATTTTTTTTGCATTATGTATGAGTACCCCTATAGCATTTCTCTCGCATGAATTTTTCAATCCTTTAATTAATGTTTGTTCAGCACTGTCACAATAAACGTCATAAACTGAATAAAAGCGTTGACATTCTATTACAAATTTAACAAACTCACTTTCTAACTCTGTCGGTGACATAATGCCTTTACGGTAGTACTCTTTCAAGGTTATTACCTCGTTCATTCCCGAAGTATATCCCGTTAAATTAAATGTGGTTGCCGAACCGTTACCGCCAAAATCTACTCCAATAGTAGCAAACATAATAGGCGGTGCTTCATCGATAACATAGTCTTGTGGTCTATCTGCTATTTGCGTATATATTACACCCTCGGCCGATTTCCATAATCCTAAGATATAACGATCATAGTATACCGTTCCAGCATATTCCTGCTTTAGATTAGCCACAAACGATGGGTCAAGTGTCGGGTTATCGTCTATTGTGTAAGATTGACAGTATATATCTGCATCACTTTCTAAAAACTTTTTAAGCCAGTGGTGCGGACTTTCGGGGTTTAAAGTTCCGTCGAACTTGCTATATGGCTTATCTAAACGCGATTTAAGCATTGTGAATACTTCTTCGTGCCATGTCGCAACCTCGTCACCATAGCAGTATTTAATACTTGCCCCTCTTATTCTGTTTACTTGGTTAATCTTATCCGCTCCTAAGCAATATACTTTCTCCCCGAACATATTCGCGGTATTATCGCTTCTAATATTTCCGACTAACTGTTCTCCATATATATTTTGCAAAGGCTCTATTACGTTCCTTTGGAGTGTGCCCTTTGTATTTCCTAAAATAACAACCAATCCATCTTTTCCAGCAACTTGCCTTATTCGTTTTGGAATAACAAAGTAATCTAAGTAGGTTTTACCGCTACGTGTCGCTCCTTGCTTTATATTCCAACGATGATTAGCGTTATCTAAAAACTCACGCTGTTTTTGTGTAAATGCCATTAAATGACACCGCCTATTTTTTCCAATACCTTGTCTAATTTCTCTAACGATTGATCTGTTTGTACTGTTGGTGTGAATTTATCTATTATAATCCCGATTGATGTTGCTAATGCCTGCACACTTGATTTTTTTAGTTTCTCTGGTTCCATCATTGACGCTAACGCCATGTCAATGAATTCCATTGCATCTTGTTTTTTATTATCTAGGTATTCAAGCATATCTTTGGTATTTTGCTCTTTTTTCTCTTGCGCTTTTTGAAGAATATCCGTGCGATTGCATAATCTCCTAACAGTATCTTTAGATACCTTGTTTTTTCTTGCTACTTCCGAATAGTTTCCGCACCCTACATAATCGGCTATTATTTTCTTTTTCTTCGCATCTGTTAAGTGTTTTGCCATTCTTAAAGCACCTCCAATATATCTATTATGTTGTCTAATTCTTCATCATCGTCTATTTTCCCGCCCCCCTTATATTATTTAAGACGATACTATAGGGAGAGTGATAATATCGTCTTAGATAACAAAAAAGCAGCCATTTGACCGCTTTATAAAAATGAAATGAGTTTAGAAATATAACTAAAAAATATGTCGCCGTGTGGATTAACCAATTTCCCACAATACAATAATAACACATAAATAGTCTATTTTAGTCCCAGTTTAGTCCCAGTTTGTTATTAATATATTTCTTTATCATAATCATCGATCGTCATTATCGGGCTTAAACATAACAACATATTAAGCTTAATATATACATCATCAAGTTTTCGATAAAATACCGATCTTGAATACCCTCGTTTAGATGCTATAGCTTCCCTTACATCTGAATTATCTGGGTTATTAGAAAATATAATGCACACTTCTTTTTCTTCTTCGTTTAAAACAGTTATCGCACGTTCCAGCGAATTAATAAGAAAATTATAATTGCTTATAAGAACATCGTATTGATCGCATTGTTCTATTATCTTTTGCATTTTGGCAATAACGCTACTGTGGTTCCCACCTGGCATATTATCACTTCCAATAGGAATAGCACGTTTCATGTCCATTAGTTCGTCTCTAGTTTCTTCCAAAAGTTGAACAGTGCGTTTCCATTTCTTCCAATTTTGTAGATAATACTTGCTTTCTTTCATTATGCTATGTCCTTTCTTATTAAATATCTGTTTTCAAGGAGTTTATTTGAGTATGTTACCTTTTTTATATGTTCTAAAGTATATTTATCTTTAAAAAACTCTTCTTTAATATCTCGTAGGAAACCAATATAAATTAATTTTCCTCTTCTTATATCGTGGACCCCGTATTTTTTAAGTTTTCTATATCCATAATCTTCGAAGCCAAGTTCTTTTATAAAGTTTTCATAGCTTTTAAATAAACCGCATATGTAATCTAAGTCACCTCCCTCACTGTAAAATGTACCGTCTCTAGGCACACAACCGTATTTATCTACATAAGTATTTACAATCTCTATATTATTTTTTAATTTATCCGTTATTATCATTTTTCGACCTCTTTCCTTGTGGATCTTCTCCTATTACATATCCTCTAAGTTTAGGTTTAATTATTCCTGCTCGTACCTTGGTACAATGTTGTATAAATGTTTTCGATGATTTCTTTCCCATGTATGCAGCACATTCCTTAGAACTTCCAACACATACGGGAAAGTCTTTTTCATCGTATATTGCATATAACTTACTCATTTTTTTAGCTCTCTAGATTAGCGCATTGCACTGGAAAGAAACGGTTTTCTTCAAATTTCATATTTAATTTTTTCATTGCTTCCAGACTATTATAAAGTCCTAAACAAGTAAAATATTTAACCCTAACACCTGTGGTTATGAAAGGTCTAACAACGTATAAACATTCCTTTGCTACATTATCCCAAACCCACATATTAGGCTTTAAATCTTCAAATTTGTACGGCTCACAAAAATATAATTGTCTTCTTAGTTCATCATTCGAATCACTTAATTCTTTTGCTTTATCAATAATTCTTTTTAATTGCTCATCGCAAACACCCCAATTATGATATAGCATCTTAATATAGTCTATTAATTCAACTTTTGTTAGATTTTTTAAAGTGCTATCACTATGTGGCTTAAAATGCTTAAACTCTGATGTATTTTCTTTTGGTTCAAAATGTTCATTGATTAAATCAAAATATTTTTGTTGAAAGTCTCTAATAATTTTAATTGCCTCTTCACCATTAATTTCAACTTTAACTTCAGCTAGATTATTTAGTCTTCATTATCAATCCATTCCTTATTTACAAATATTTTAAATACTTCTCTAGGCGATAAACATTGCTTTCCGCTCTCCTCAATCGCTTTATAAATATGGTTGCAATCAACGATACGACTTAATGCAAAATTTCCCTTAAATAGCGTACTTGCTATTACATATTTTTCCTCAACGCCTTTATACAACATACAATCAGGACATAATTTATCTAATAAAAGAATTAACTCTGTTTCTAATTTCAATTGCTCTTCCTTACTCAACATTTTCTTTCACCTTTAACAATCCTTGTTTATAATTTTTACTAAAACGTGATTTTCCATTATTAATCCATTTATACCCTTTTGGATTAGTTGTTGCATCCTTTATTATTTTCCAATCTTTTGGTAACTTGTCATAAACAATTACACCGTTTTTACATAATTTTTCTAACACTTCATCAGCAACATTATTTTCCATCAAATCTACCCCAGTTCTTTCAATTGCGCTGTTATTGCATTATGTATTTCTAAATTAATATAACAATCTCCAAAGACACCGTATTCTTTATCGTGTTTATAAAACGAAATCATGCAATCAATATCTCTGTTCGTCCATTTTATTATTTCACCATCGTTGTATATTGTTATATAAAACCCTAATTCCTCAAACATTTCTTTAGCGGTCATCATCTTTCACTCCCTAAATACGGTTTTGGTAAAGGCATCCAAGCGTCAACCATGTTATATGACCACCACCAATTTCCTCTTGTTTCAAACCAATGTTTTGTATCTGCATGATATTCAAGAATACTTATATGCTTATTTTTAATAGTTAAAACAACTTGTCTATCATCAGGCAATCCTTTTTTAACTGGTACCCATGTTGTTTTATCAACTAATTCTTGTAATAAAATACGATCCATTACAATTAATTCACAGTTACAATTACCTTTTTCATCGAAATAATCATTTTCACAAAGCCTATCTAACGCTTCTTGATATTTTGAATTACTCATACTTCTGCCACCTCCTCATAGGTTGCCAAGAAAATATCGGACTTACATGGGTAAAATTCGCCTTTAACACCTTTAATGATGTAATCGCCATAATCAACTCTCATTGTTCCTTCTAGCGTGTCGATTGCAATATCAACTAGCATTTCCTTTAACGTTCCATTCATACTAAAAAGTTCCATATAATCTTCAATCAAATCACTACCAACAAAATTACGTATTTCTTCTAAATTACTTCCCGTCCA